CCATCCGAAACCACACCCGAAAGGGACAGCCATGTCCGGAATCCAGGACCTGATCGCAAAGATCGAGGTCGAGCTGGAGGCGTGCGAGAAGCGCGCCGCCAAGACGCTCAAGGAGCGCGAGCTCATCATCACCACCGCCCAGCGCGAGGGCCGCTCCAACCTCACCGACGAGGAGGAGGCCCGCATCGCCGAGCTCCGCGACCAGCACGACGCGGAGAAGGAGAACGCCAAGGGCATCAAGGCCAAGCTGGCCACCACCCAGGAGATCCAGGCCGAAGAGGTCGCCCGGGAGAAGGCGCAGAAGGAGACCACCCGCACCGAGGCCCGTAAGCCGGCCTACGACGGCGTGGCCCGCGTCGGCACCGAGGAGCGGACCTACCGCCCCGACGTGGACCGCAAGGGCTCCATGTTCCTGCGCGACGTGACCCGGCAGTTCCTCTACAACGACGTCGGCGCCAACGACCGGCTCTCGCGGCACATGAACGAGGAGCGCGTCGAGCGCGCCACGCACATCTCCCGTGCCGCCGGTGACACGCTGACCAGCAACTGGACCGGTCTGGTCGTGCCGCAGTACCTGACGGACATGAAGGCCCCCGCCATCGCGGCGCTGCGGCCGTTCGCCAACGTCTGCAACAAACACGACCTGCCGCCGGACGGCATGTCAGTCAACATCTCCCAGGTGACCACCGCCTCCTCGGCGGCGATCCAGTCGACCCAGCTGACCGCCGTGTCGGCGACCTCGCTGGACGACACGCTGCTCACCGAGAACGTTCAGACCGCGGCCGGCCAGCAGACGCTGTCCCGGCAGGCGATCGACCGTGGCACGGGCATCGAGGAGACCGTGATGGACGACCTGTTCCGCAGGTACGCCACCACGCTGGACTCGACGCTGCTGAACCAGGCCACCACCGGCCTTTCGGCGGTCGCGACCTCGACGGCGTTCACCACCGCGTCGCCGGACTTCATGTCCACCACGGCGGCCAACTCGCTGTACGGCAAGGTGCTCTCCGCGGCTTCCGGCGTGGAGTCCTCGCTGCTGGCCTACGGTGCGCCGACCCACGCGGTCATGCACAGCCGTCGCTGGTACTGGATCCAGTCGAAGGTGAACACCGTGTGGCCGGGGATCAGCCAGCCCAGCATCCCGGTCCAGGCTGGCGGCATGAACGTCGGCGGCGGCTACGACTCCGGTGTCCGCGGCGTCCTGCCGAACGGGCTCCAGGTGATCGTCGACAACAACATCGCCACCAACTTCGGCACCGCCACCTCCGAGGACGAGATCTACGTGGTCCCGCAGTCGGAGTGCCACCTGTGGGAGGACCCGTCGGCGCCGGTGTTCATCCGGGCCGAGCAGCCTGCCGCTGCGAACCTTGGTGTCCTGCTGGTGCTGTACGGCTACTTCGCCTACAGCTTCCGCCGGTACTCCGGTGGCATGGGCAAGGTCAACGGCACCGGCCTCACCACCCCGACCTTCTAGGTCACCGTGGGGATGCGGCTCCTCCGATCTTGGCCGAGCCGCATCCCCGAGGGCCGCTCCTACGTTGTCGACGACATCGAGCGTCTGGTCATCGACAACCACAGCTACGGCCCTCTGTCTGCCGTCGACGACGATGTCCTGCTCCTCGAGTGGGACATCGCCATCGGGCAGGAGGATCTGCGGCACTTCGCGGATCATGCGGCCAAGGACCCCGACCGGGTCCTGGTCGCGCCATACCGGATCTACGCCGACACCTACAACCTCACCGCCGACGTCTGGGCACACCGCCGCTGGGACGGGACTGGGTTGGGCACTGTCACCCCGTCCGGCGCCGTCACGGTGGAGACCGGCGACCCGACCTGCAACCTGTTCGGGCTCGGCATGGTCTACCTGCCCCGGCGGGTGCACCGGGAATTCGGCGCGGTCGCCCGGTCCAGCCACTTCGGCGACGTGTCGTTCTCGATGTGGCACTTCGAGCACGTCGCCGAAGAGGTCCCGATCTGCTGGGACGTCCACCCCGTTCATCTGAACTACCTGTCACACGAGCTCGGAGGAGCGAACCATGCCTGATGTCCCGTACCAGAACCAGTCCCAGGTCGAGCAGGCGCTGGCCGAGCGGGAGAACGCCGAGATCTATGGGCAGAAGACGCTGATCGACGCCGCCGACAAGGTGCTCGCCTCGTTCGGGATCACCACGAAGGCGGACCGCGAGGCGGCTGGCAAGAGGCGGCGGGAGTCGCTGGAGGCTGCGGCAGAGGCGGCCCAGGAGCGCGCCGACGAGGCCCGCAAGACCGAGCCGGTCGACCGCTCGACAGCCAAGAAGTCGACGGCCAAGAAGAAGTAGGTGCACGCCGAGGCGTTCGCCTGGGTCGAGCAGTACCGCACCGACGCCCCGGTGGCCGTCCTGGACATCGGTGGCCGGAACATCAACGGCACGCCACGCCCGCTGTTCCCCAACGCGACCGTCTACACAGTCCTCGACATCGCGCCCGGTGACGGGGTCGACATCGTTGCCGACGCCGCGAAGTGGGAGCCGGATCGCAGCTACGACGTGGTGGTCTGTTGCGAGGTCTTCGAGCACACCGACGTGTGGCCGGCGATCCTGCGCACCGCCTACTGCGCGTTGAAGCGTGGCGGCGTGTTCATCACGACGATGGCCGGACCAGGTCGCGAGGTCCACTCCGCGGTCGACGGCGGTCCTGTGCTCTACGACGGCGAGCACTACGCCAACGTCGAGGCGGCCGACCTCGAGGCAGAGCTCAAGGCGGCCGGGTTCCGCGACGTCGTGGTGCACGAGCAGACCACCTCCTGTGACGTCCGCGCCGTCGCCTACCGCTGACGACCAGGTGAGGAGACTGACCCCGTGGCCGACCCGGACTACTTCACACTCGCAGAGTTCCGGGCCTTGCCGGACTGCTCAGGCAGTGCATTCAGTGACGCGGAGATCAACGCCGCAGCCGCGTACTTCGTCGCCATCGTCGAGCGCGAGATCGGCGAGCCGTTCATCCCCCGGTCCTTCACTGAGACCCTGGACGGCACGGGCGACACATGCCTGATCCTCTCCCACGCCTACATCCGAAGCATCACATCTCTGACGGTCGACGGCGTCACGGTGAGCCCGACGCTGCTGACCACCGTGGCAGGCGTGCTGCGGTACTCGACGAGTGGCGGCAGCCTCGGGACGATCTGGACGCCAGGGGTCGGCAACGTCGTAGTCACCTACTCCGCCGGCCGGTTCACGACCTGCCCCGCGGACATCAAGAACGCGGTGATGTGGGCGACCCGTGACCGGCTGCTGTCGCAGTCGGACCAGAACGGCGTCGACATCCGCCGCACGTCGGTGACCACGGACTACGGGACGACGTCGTATGTGCTGCCGGGTGAGAAGCGGCCGACCGGTTACCCCGAGCTGGACGCGCTGATCGCCTCCTATGTGCGGAACACGGCGTCCTTCGGGTTCGCCTGATGGGCAGCCTGATCACCGCGGTCCGCTCTCTGGTGGTCGCGGGTATCGCAGCCACCCCGGAGTTCAGCACCCCAGACCCGGAGACCAACCAGACCCCGGACGTGTCGTTCGGCTGGAAGGCGAACTGGCAGGCGCGGGAGAAGGTGTGGACCGGCAACGCCGAGTTCGAGCACTCGACGGCATCCCTGAGGGCCACCAAGACCTTCCGGGACGAGCAGGCGACGTTCGAACTCGTGCTGCTGATCTCTGGGATCTCGCAGACCGAGGAGCAGGTCTCCGACCGCATGGATGTCATCGGCGGCGCGGTCGAGGACTGGTGCGCCACCCACGCCAACTGGGACAGCCAGATCACCGGGCTCCTCTGGGTCGCCATCGAGGGCCGCGGCTCTCAGACCGCCCTGTTCAACGACAAGGGCGTTCTTCTCGAGCGGATCTACCCCATCACCTACCGAGCCCGACTCACCTAGGAGCACGGATGCGCAGGTTCAAGTACGTCGGGCCCTACGACGAGGTCGCTGTCCCGGCGCTCAACGCGGTCGTCGCCCAAGGCGAAACGGTCGAGGTGGAGGACCCCGACGTCGCCGACGGTCTCGACGGGCAGGACACCTGGGAGCACATCCCGGACCCCGAGCGGTCGAAGGCCGCAAAGAAGGCTGCCGCCAACCGCGGCGACAGTGAGGAGAGCTGACCGTGGGCGCCTACGACTACCAGTTCGGGTTCAAGGACGAGGTCACGTTCAACACGGCGCTGACTGTCGACCGGTTCGCTGAATATGAGCCTGACAACCCGATGCCGGTCCGACCGGTCCCGGGTCGCACCGAGTCCAACCCGCTTCGGGTCGGTTCTCGTGTCCGCCGCTCGTCCCGCATGGTGCCCTACACCGATCACGTTGAGGGAACCATCCCGATGGTGGTCATGGACAAGGGGTTCGGGTTCTGGCTGAAGTACATCCTGCCGTCGGTGGCAACCACCGGCGCCGGCCCGTACACGCACACCGCGACCGAGGGCGGCACGTCGCTGTCCATCGGGAAGTCGTTCACCGGCCAGTTCAACGCGCCGTTCTCGCCGACCGGCACCAACCAGGCGGTGACGTTCTCCGGCAGCAAGGTCCCCAAGACCACCTTCAGCAACACGACCGACGACATGCTGATGGCGTCGTTCGACATCTGGGCGGCCTCGTACACGACCGCGACTGCGCTGGCGACCGCCGCCTACCCGACGAGCATGACGCCGCTGTCGTGGGCCGGTGCCGTGGTCACCATCGGCGGCTCGTCGTTCGACTGCACGAACATCAGCATCGAGATCGACCAGGGCTACAAGCTCGACCGTAAGCAGCTCCGTGGCAGCACCACCCCCAAGGAGCCGACCCCGGGCCAGCTCGCGATCTCGTGGTCGATCGACGCGGACTTCGACTCGCTGACCCAGTTCAACCGGGCGAACTCCACCACTGTGGCGGGTGCGTCGGCACAGATTGTCGCGGCCTGGACCGCTGGCACCTCATCGCTGACCATCACGATCCCGTCTGCGCGGTTCGACGACTTCACCTTCGCCGGCGACCCGGGCAGTCTCGAGCAGAACCTGTCGGGCATCGCGGAGTACGACGGCACCAACTCCCCGATGACCATCGCCTACGTCACCTCCGACACCACGCCGTAGCCGATGGCGCGCATCTCTGCCGGTGGCGAGGGGATCCGGGTCTACGGGCTCTCCGAGCTCAACAAGGCGCTACGGGACCTGTCGAACGGGGCGCAGCGGGAGTTGCGGGACGCGAACGTCAGGATCGCCAAAAAGGAAGGCGAGCGAGCACAGGCCGCCGCCTACTCCCTCGGTGGAGTCGCCGCACATGTGGCGCCGTCGGTCAAGGGTGGCGGGTCGACGACTTGGGCGGGCATCAAGTTCGGGTCCGGACAGCCCGCGGCGATGGGCGCTGAGTTCGGTGGCCGCGGCCGGCCGACGACCCAGCAGTTCCAGCCGTGGCGCGGCCACGAGGGCTACTTCGTGTTCCCGACGATCCGCCGCGACAGCGAGTCCATCACCCGCGACTGGACCGAATCGATCACCGACCTGATGAAGAGGAACGGACTGTGACCACACCGTCGAGAGCCAAGCAGCCGCAGGACCGCCGCCCGTCGTTGACGAAGAAGCAGACCCAAGCGTCCCGGAAGGCGCAGGAGGATGCGCTCGACTTCGGGGTCCGGATCTGCATCGACGACGATGTCTACGAGATCCGCGCGGGTGACCTGAACGCGCTGGACTCCCTGGCGCTGAAGCAGCAGGTGGGCATGACGTTCCCGCAGCTGGTTGTGGAGACCTCGGCCGGTAACCCGGACCTGGTGGAGTTCGCGGCCATCATCTGGCTTGCGCGCCGCCTGGCTGGCGAGCGCGACCTGCCGTTCACTGAGGTTGCGAAGGACATCGACTACCGCAAGATCCTCAGCGCGAAGGTCGACGCCGCCGAGGGCGAGGACCTGGAGGACGCAGGCCCGGAAGCCTGAGGCGGGTGCTGCTCAAGCGGCTACCCGCCCTCACGAAGTTCTATCCCGGCCTCATGCCCTGGCACGTGGAACGCATGACGTTGCGGGAGGTCGTCGAGTACATCCGCCAGATGGACGATGCCCTGGCCAACCAGTGAGCGGGGGTAGCTGATGGCTGGCAGGCAAGTCACCGTCGAGTTCCTCGGCAACTCCCGCAACCTCATCGGGGCAGTCGACAGGGCCGAGTCCCGCACGAGCCGCCTCGGTTCAACCCTGAAGCGCATCGGGAAGTCCGCTGCGATCGGGTTCGCCGGGGCGGCCATTGTTGCGGGCAAGGCGCTGTGGGACATGGGTGAGGCCGCCGCGGCGGACGAGGCCAGCGCCTCCCAGTTGGCGCGGCAGCTCAAGAACAACACCAAGGCGACGAACGACCAGATCGCCGCGGTCGAGGACTGGATCCTGGCAACCAGTCTGGCGTCCGGTGTCGCCGACGACGATCTGCGGCCGGCGCTGGCGAAGCTCGCCACGGCCACGGGAGACGTCAAGAAGGCCCAGGACCTGCTCACGCTGGGGATGAATATCTCTGCCGGCACCGGCAAGGACCTGAAGACTGTCACCGACGCCCTGGCGAAGGCCCAGAACGGGTCACTCGGCGGCCTGTCCCGGCTCGGGGTCAAGATCAAGGACGCTGCGGGCGAGACCAAGACGTTCGCGGCCATCCAGGACGACCTGGCCAAGAAGTTCAAGGGCGCCACCGCGCAGGCTGCGGAGACGACTGCCGGCAAAATGGCGCGGCTCAAGGTCCAGATGTCTGAGACCGGCGAGGCCATCGGCTACAAGCTCCTGCCCTACGCGCTCCGGTTCGCGACCTGGATGTTGAACTCAGGCATCCCGGCGGTCCAGAAGATCGCGCACTGGCTGAAGGACAAGCTGGGGCCGGCGTTCTCCGCGGTGATCGACTGGTTCCGCAAGGGCTCCAAGTCCGGCGGCGACCTCAACGGCGTCATGGACGACCTGGCCAGCATCGTCGACGATGCTAGGCGGGCGTGGGTCGTCATCGGGCCGCCGCTGAAGGAGGCCGCGAAGGTCTATTTCCCGTACCTGGCGTTCCAGATCAAGATCGTCATCAAGGGGCTGCGCACGTGGGCTGACGTGATGATCTGGCTGTGGAACAACGTCACCGCACCGACGCTGCGGTTCATGCTGAACGCCTTCGGTGATGTGAACACCGCCATCGGGAAGATGCTCACCACCCTCGGGCACGTGCCTGGGTTCGGGTGGGCCAAGAAGCTGGGGAACGACCTCCTCGCCGCTGGCGACAAGGCACACACCCTGGCCAACAACATCCGCAACATCCCCGACCGCAAGACCGTCACCGTCACCGTCACCACTCACTACACCTCGACCGGGAAGCCGACGCCGGCCGCCCCGGGGGTGCAGCCCGAGCGGCACGCGACCCGGAACCCGACCGTGCAGGTGGGGCAGGCGGCGCTGGACATGGTCACCCAGGTCATTGCGGCGATCGCAGGAAAGAAGAAGAAGCTCCAGGACGTGCTCGCCGGGGTGCGTGACGCGATCTCGACTGCCAAGGACCAGATAGCTTCGATCCTCGAGGACAAGAAGGCGTGGGCCGAGGGGTTCCAGGACTTCGTCGGCAACATCTTCTCGGCCGACTTCAGTGACCCGGAGTCCGGCGCCTATACGGGCACCGTCGAAAAGATCATCGCCTACCAGCAGGAGCAGCTCCAGAAGGCGTTGCAGTTGCAGGCCGACATCCAGTCACTGGTCGACAAGGGCCTCTCTCCTCAACTGCTGTCGCAGCTGCAGGCTGCGGGGGCGTCGGGGGTGGCGCAGATCCATACTCTCGCGGGTGCGTCGGCGGGGCAGATCGCGCAGCTCAACTCGTTGCAGTCCCAGACTGCCGGGGCGCTGTCGTCGGCGGGCCAGAAGGCTTCGGACGTGGTGTTCAAGGACCAGCTGCAGGTCGCGAACCAGCAGCTCAACCAGTTGCAGGCGGTGAACTCGGTGTTGACCCAGATCGCGGAGTCGCTCGGAAAGGACGACAAGGCGGTCGTGCGGCTGGACGGGCAGACGCTGGAGATCGTGTTCCGGCGTCGCGAGAAGGCGACGGGCCGCAAGCTGCTCGTCTCGCCGGCGTAAGGAGCACCTCTGATGCCGACGAGCAACTACATGCCGAACGACGTCGTCGAGGTCGCGTTCAATGGCGGCTACAACGTCCCGGCCGCATCGTGGACCTGGACCGACGTGAGTGACTACCTCGAGCTGGCCGAGCTGATCACGATCAATATCGGCCGAGGTGACGAGCGCTCGACCGCCGACGCGAACACTTGCACGCTGGTCCTCGACAACCGGGACCGCCGCTTCACCCCCGGCTACACGGGTGGCCCGTATGGGTCGAACGTGAAGCTGGGACGGCCGATCCGGGTGCGGGCGACCCCAGTGGATGGCGCAGTGTCGACACGGTTCCTGGGGTTCATCGACGAGATCGAATTGGGTTGGACGACGGGGACGGATGCGTATGCGGCGGTGACGGTGTCGGCGTCGTCGCGGTTGTCGCGGCTGGGGCAGACGGCGACGCTGAAGTCGATCATTGAGCAGGCGATCCTTGTCGACGCGCCGGTTGCGTACTACACATTCGGCGAGGCGGTAGGAGCGGGGCAGGCGAATGACTCGTCAGGGAACAAGGCGGCGCCGCTACCGATGGCTGGAGTCGGGGCGGACGTCGTCTTCGGCAACGCGACCGGCCCCGGAACAGACAGTCTGACCGCAGCGACATTCGCGTGGACCGGCGTGCCGGATGAAGCCAAGAGTTTGTACGGCAACATCGTCGCCACCCCGGCAGCCGGCGGGGTATCTATCGAGACATTCTTCTTGAACTCGTTCGTGGGCAATCAGGTGATAGCGTTCGTCGTCAGTCTCACCGGCGAGAGCTTGTCCCTGTTCATGAACGGGGCGGGCCAAGTAATGGCTACAGCCGTCGCGGCCGGCGTGCCTGGCGGCGTCGTGTCCCCGCTCTCGTACAACGACGGGGCCACGCATCATGCGGCGGGGACTTGGGACGGGACAACCGTTAGGCTCTATATCGACGGGGCTCTTGTGGCATCCACGGCCTTCGCCGGGACGGTGCCGTCCTTCTCTCTAATCGCGGTCGGAGGTTCCCCCGGCGGACTGGGGTTCAACGGGACGCTCGCACACATGGCGTTCTACAACACCAAACTCAGCGATACCAGCATCGCTTCGCACGCGAGCGCTGGCCTGACGGGCTACGCGGGAGAGACAACCTCGGACAGGATTAGTCGCTATCTCGCCTACATGGGCGTAGAGGCCGCAGCACTTTCCGCCGAGACCGGGCAGATCACAGTTCAGCATGTCGACACCACCGGCAAACAGGCGGTCGAGCTGATGCGCCTGATGGAGACGACAGAGGGCGGGGTCCTGTTCGACGCGCGCGACGGCATCCTGATGTTCCAGAACCGTGCACACCGACTGGTCCTGGCGTCGTCGTACACGCTCGACATGGCGCAACACATGGTCGAATCGGACTACGCGCCCAAACTCGACCGGTCGGCGCTTGTCAACGACGTCACCGCGACCGATACCGCAGGGCAGTTCAGTGCGCATGTGTTCGATTCGGCCAGCCAGACCGACAATGGCGTTGCGGCGACATCGATCGAGACTGCAGCGCAGGACGACGACGAGCCGCTGTTCCAGGTCTCGTGGGCGCTGTACAAGTACAAGACCCCGTCGCCGCGCGTGGCATCCCTGAGCGTGGATGTGCTGGCCCAGGTCGGCAAGACCCCGAACTGTGCGACAGTGATGGCGACGAACGTGGGCGACAAGATCACGGTCTCGAACCAGCCCTCTCAGGCGGTGGCCTCGACCTCGACGTACTTCGTGGAGGGATGGACCGAAGTGCACGGCCCGGAGTCGCTGCGGATCACGTTCAACGTCTCGCCCACGTCGCCCGACGACCAGACGCTAGTGATCGGTGACGCAACCCGGGGCGTGATTGGGACGAACCCGGTAGCCCTCTAGCTCACAGGGCCGCGTGCGGCGGAGGCAGAGGCAGCACCCGGTTCAGGCGGAATGCCCAGTACCAGGAGTTGCTGGTCTTCCGGTACATGATCACCAAGACCTGCTCGTCGAGGTGCCGTCCGCAGACCCGGTACGCCACCGGGTAGAGGTGCGGGTTGGTCGGGTTCACGTACTGGTTCGCCGGCCGGATGCCCCTGACCTCAAAGCGCTGCTCGATGACCGAGCGTCGGACGGGGTTCATGTAGCCCAGCTTCTGCCACTCATCGTGAGAGACACAGTGGCGATGGTCGCTGTCCTCATAGGCGCGGGCCTGGGCGGGCGCTGCCGTCACCCCGAGGACGCTGCCGGCCGCGGCGAGTGCGGCGAGCGCGAGACGGATACGGTGGTTCATGGTCGACTCCTAACAGTCGGCTAGGCCCATCGTCGTTGCCGCGACGGTGGGCCGCTTTCGCCTCATCCTACGTCCACCGCGACCTGACGCACATAGCCCAGTCGAACCAGACGAGGAAGGCCGAATGACCACCTTCACCGGCACCATCCCGACGATCGCCTCGGGCGACACGACGACAGTGCCGACCAACCTCGCCACCTACCGGGACGCGCTCAAGGCAGCGACCGAGGCATGGACCTCGTTCGGTTCCGGCTCGAGCTGGACGGCGACGACGACGAACCCGACGCTCGGCAACGGGACTTGGGTCGGCCACTACCGGCAGCTCGACAAAACCGTCGACTTCTGGATCAGGATCACGGTCGGATCCACCACCACTGCCGGCTCCGGGATCTATCAGGTCACCCTGCCCGTCACCCCGATCGCCGGACATCCGTGCAGGTTCGGGGTGGCGTTCTCGGACGCCTCCGCATCTGCAACCTACTTCGGCATGACGGCATTCGTGTCCGGCGCCAAGGTCAACCTGCTCTACCACTCGTCGGCAGCGGGTGGCGCGCTGGGTGCGGTGGGGAACACGACACCTGCTGCCCCTGCGACTGGCGACACCTATGACGTGTGGGGCAGCTACGAGGCCGCCTGATGACCAAGTTCCAGTACACCCACGTCACTGGGGCACCCTCGCCGCCGCTGGACTACCCGACGCTGGGGTTCGTCCTGAACAGCGACGGCGCGATCCTCGACGGGTCGCTGTTCACTCCGGCGATCACGGTGCCGCCGGACCCGTCGTGGGCGGTCTATGGCGGCGGGAGCGCTCAGACGGGGATCACGAAGTACGGGAACCCGACGTTCACGCCCGGGGTCGAGACGACCAACGGGTACGTGCTGGGATACTCGAACACCCAGAACAGCTACGTGCCGGTCTCGCCGGCGTCGTTGATCCAGACCGACGCCTGGGTGGCGGCGCTCTCGACCTCGATAACTCGAGTGGCCCCCGTGGTCATCAAGCCGGAGCAGTACGGCGCGGTAGGCGACGGGGCGACCGACGACACCACGGCGGTCGTCAACGCTGCCGCTGCGGTGACGGCACTGCGACAGGCGGTCATCGGCGGCAACGTCCTGGCACCGGGCGCGACACTCCTGTTGGAGGGCAAGTACAACCTCGCCTCACTCGCCTCCACGATCGTGGTCTCGGGCAACCTGAACGGCGCACGCGGCACACTCATCGCCCCCAACACGTTCGCCAGCGCGGTCCTGCTGGTCGGACACGAGACGTCGGCCAAGCTGCTCCAGGCGGCGACGATCACCCTGCCGAGCATCACCAAGGCCACATCCGGCAGCCCGCCCACCTCGTTCACCGCCGGCTCCATCGGCGTCAAGGTCCAGAACCTCTACGACTCCGACGTCGTGGGCCGCCGGATCGACTACTTCGAGACCGGCTGGCTGCTCACCGGGCTCGGCCAGGGCACCAGCTACAACCGGATCAACCTCGGCCGTGTCGACCTGTGCAAGGTGGCCCACAAGATCGCCCCGACGACCGGCGGCTGGGTCAACCAGAACAGCTTCAGCGGCGGCGGCGTCACCCAGTCCACGAACACCCTGGATGGCTCCGGCATCCGGCGGACCGGCTGGCGACACCTGGTCATCGACGGCTCCGGCGGCGCCGGCACCGTCAACGGGAACACCTTCTCCGGGATCTCCTACGAGGGCGACCTGTCGGAGTTCTACTTCGACATCAAGCACGCCTCCAACAACATCTGGGACGGCGCCACCCGGTTCGAGCAGGGCACCGCGGCCCGGTCGGTCACCCTGGCCACCGACACCTTCACCGACACCGCCCACGGGCTGGCGGTCGGGGACGTGGTGGTGTTCTCGGCCAACACGACGCTGGCCCAGGGCATGGTCCGCGGACCCGCCTACTACGTGTCGAACGTCCCCGGCGCCAACACGTTCAAGGTGGCCGCGTCCAGGGGTGGCCCGACCATCTCCTTCGGCTCCAACGGGTCCGGGCTGATCTACAACGTGCCGCCCCGGATCAACATCGACGGCACGGGCGCCTCGACGTTCGCCAACGAGATCAAGGCCGGGTACTACTCGTTCCCCGGTCCTCTCGACATCCGGGAGTCCAACGCCACCTACTCCAACCCGGTCGGGCCGTCGCTGCCTCGCTACGACACGCTGATGCCTGGCCGGAACCGGATCATCAACGGCGACTTCCGGGTCAACCAGCGCGGCTATGCCTCCGCCGGGTCGCTGGCGGTGGGCTCGTTCGGGTTCGACCGGTGGAAGTCCAACCAGGCCGCCACGACGCTGACGTTCACCAGCGCGCCACAGGGCCAGCTCGTGGTCCTCGACGGGTACATCCAGCAGGTCGTCGAGCGGGCCGACATCCCGGCCGGCACCTACACCCTGTCGTGGGCGGGCAACGCCACCGCCCGGGTCTACAACTCCGGCGGC